GCACCTGCTGGACGTACCTTAGATACATCCCATGTTGGTATCTCACCACTGTATAATAATGCAATCAACTGACGTAAAGCTTTAGCCCAACCCTCTTTGCTGTCCTTGACAACGATGTTAGTCTCACTGTCAAACAACTCAGGTACTTCAGGTAACTTCTGTACTGACTGGCGTTCAACTGAGAACCCTACACCAGTACCACATAACAATACAAACATAGCTTCATCGAATGCTTTGACATCGTCAACAGCTAAGTAGCTACAGTTGTACATACAAACGTTGTCACGATCTGCAGCCTTGCCTGCTGTCATGAGAGATCTCATACTAGGCATGACACCTAAGTCTAAGATAGATTTCTCTAGTTCTTTCTTAGTTATAATATCAACTAAATCACCTACAACATTCTTCATGTACCTGTCTATTGTCTCACTCCAAGACTCACGTCCCTTACCCTCTATATACTTAGCATACCGTGACTTGTGTATGAAAGATTGGTAATCTGTTGGTAAGTAGTTGTTGCTCATTCTTTTGTCCCTCTATCTTGTTTGTCTTCTTTAAACCAGATCATACGATCTATTTCCCCACGAGTAAGACCTATATCTTTTAGCTCTCTGTCTGTCAACTTGTTTAGGTGCTTAACAGCATCTCTGTGTAGCTGCCATGTGATCATGTAGTTAATAAACCTGTACCACCAACGTCCAAATGCTTTCATCTCTTATCTCCTGATCCTTTAAGAACACCACGTTCGTATCTATCTGACAACTTATCAATGTTTCTTTGAGCTAACGATGACAAACTTACATTGTGTACTCTGGTTAACTCACTGACAAACCATAGCACATCCCCTAGTTCATCTAGTATGTCACCATGTGGGTATGCATTGTCCTTACGATACCACTTGGCTAACTTACCTGTCAGCTCACCAACCTCAGATGCTAAACCTAAACTTAAGTACTCTAAGGTTCTATCTTTAGGGTACACAGCAGTGCTTGCAGCTAACTTCTGGTACTCATTTAACTTTTCTACTTTACTCATTCCTCTATCCTTTTCCACTCTTCCAATTCTGCATCTAGATTAAAGTAATCATCAATGTCTATTCTCTTTTCTTCTACTAACCAGGCTACCACAAATTCCTCTGGTATTTCGTTCTGTTCTAGGAGAAGTTCTAGTCCGTAATTGAGGACAAGAGCACGAATTTTACTATCAAAGTCAAACAATGTCAATCACCTTTTCTTTTCTTTTGTCCATTCGACAGGAATAATTTCTTTAGCATACTTGAATCCGTTCTTATCACACCAGTCACCGTATGTAGATTTAGAACCCTTGTACAATTTCTGGTTAGGGTTGCTGAATACAAATCTTATATCATGTTCGGGGTGTTGTGCTTTAACCATCAGGTGTTTGGTTCTATCTGAATGAATGAACCGCCCTTTGGTTTCTATTATGATACCGTTACTCAGCACGAAGTCAGGGGTATATGTTTTAAATCTTAGGTCTTGCCATTTGATACGCATCTTCTCGTATTCAAACTTGATCTTTAGTTTCTTGAGGTAGGCTGCTGTCCTCTTCTCTAAGCCTGATCTGAAACGCATTTAGGTGGCTCCCATATTTGGTTCTCGTAACGTCGAAGCCAGAGTAGTCTAGCATTCTCTATGACCCTTGCTTCCTCACCACTGTAGGAACGTAAGCATTCCTCATACATATCAGCCTCAGTTGTGCAGTCAGCCAGGATCTTCTCAGCTTTCTTAGGTCCAATACCGTACAAGCCAATGATGTTGTCAGCCTTGTCACCTGTAAGTATCTGCGTATAGAAGAAACGTAAGCCTTCAAACTCACCCATCTCTAGCATGACACGTTTGTTAGGGTTGTAGTGTGAGCATGGAATCTGCAGCATGTCCTTGTCTATAGATATGACAATAGATTCTTTGCCATAGTTAGTAGCCCATATACCACACAAATCGTCAGCTTCTTCACCCTTGGATACAATAGCATCCCAGTTGTCAATCATGTGTTTTCGTATAGCTTGTAGATGCTGTGGTTTCTCTACGTTCTTTCTGTTACCCTTGTACTCATGAGTAATCGAGTAGTCATACCTGAAGTTACCCTTACCTGTCAGGAATACGTAGTACTGTTCAGGGTCTAGCTCCCACATCACCTCGTTAAGTGACTGCTCAAGTAACTCATCTAGTTTATCTAGTGCATCCTCTACAGGATCGTTCTCACATGAGAAGGCTGCTCGGTATGCAAACGGATCACCATCTACTAGTACCTGTTTAGGTTTCATCTTCATAGATATAATCCTTTAATTAAAAGAAGCACCCCAATTAAGGGATGCTCTAGTCGGGGAGGGAAATCTTACCAACGATCTTCTGTGGCTAATTCTTCATAAGGTACATGCTCTAAGATACCAATCTTTTCTAGGCGTACAGATGCTGTTGATCCCTCACCGTATATAGATAGCTTAACCTTAGCTGTTGTACCATTACCTAGTGCACCATCCTCTACGAAGTCCCACTTAGAACTTGTAGTACCTTTGGTTACAGCAGGTGCACCACCAAAGTCATCGATGCCTGATGGATGTACGTTAGGGCGTTTAAGTTTCATACCCATCTTACCATCTGCTGCATCAATAGGTTTAATCATTTGATTACCCATTGCTGTCTCAGGGAAACCCATAGCAATCATACGATTAACTTCGTCACTATCTTTAGGTACGAACATGGTGTTGTACTGACCTTGTGTATTTTCGTGGTACTCTGAGTTGTCCATGTTGTCCTGGAACAAACGAGCATAGTAAAGTGATCCTTCGAATACACCGTACTTTGTTTTCTTTTTCTCAGCCATAATATTTTCCTTTACTTAGCTTCTGACTATTAGATTTGATTAACTTAACTTATGTAGTTTGTCAAGTAAATTAGTGAGTGTCTCTCCAGTTGCGTCCGATGTCTGTCGAACCTGCCAACGGACAGACCATATTGAATTTCTCTCCAATGTCAACAAAGGATTGGCGTTGTAATGCACCCAACTCCTCAGCTGTTGCATAATTACCACACACCTCAGTCTGCCATTCGTCGTGAGGCCATGTGACAAGCTTAAAGTCTATGCCTCTATCCTTAGCTTGACGTACCCATTGCAGAGCTGAGTGTTTCATTATGACAGACTCACCATTCTGCAACATACCTGCTAGTGTCTTATGTTCCGATGGTACTAGAACCTTACGTCCATCCATACCCTTGAACCAACCTCGTTTAGCTATGTGTGGTATCACTTTCTTCTTGAGGTTTGCAAGCCCTTGAATTGATTGCATAAAGTTCTCGACACATTGGCTTGCCTCACGTTGGTTGACACGTAGTATCTGTGCTATCTTACCTGTCCCTGCCCCTAGAAGGAATGCATAGATAAAAGTCTTGGCATCATCTCTTGTTATGTGTGACATGCCCAGTGCTTTCTTGTTTAAGTTGTGTATGTCAGTCTCATTCTCTTTCTTACCTGACACAATAGCATCTACATATTCTTCTGACTTCATCAGGTGTGCAAGAACTCGCAGCTGTATGCCTTCAGCATCAGTACCCACTAGGTAGTTACCCTTCTCGACACTCCATAAGGCTCTAAACTGTCCGTCATACCTGTGTTTCACCTCTTCCACTGCTGACTTAGGTGTACCATGAAACTCTGATGGTATGTTAGCTTGGTTAGGAGCCATGTGTGCCATACGTCCTGTCCATGCACCAAGGTGTAAGAACCTACCATGTATTCTGTTGTCATCACCACAGTGACCCAACCATTCTACCAGTGATGATCGTCTACCCTCAAGTGTCAGCCATTCAGCTAATCTTTTACCTCCAGGTGGAGCATCATCAGGTAGTGTCTCAAGGTTAGCTTCAGATAACGTCCACCCATATCGAGCAAACTTATCTCCACGATCTTTGTTTTTGTTCTCTATCATACTGTATGTGTCCCTTTGTTTTCTCGTATGGCTGCCACCCTGCATCCCATAGTCTTTCTATTCTCATCTTAGGTGATGCTGGATTAAACTCTATCCAATCGTAGCACACTAAGTCAGGTGGGTTGACTGACCAATCGACAGTTGTCTTAAAGTATTTCTCTCTGGCCTTTGTCACACTTGCCATGACAGTACCATCCTGTTTCTTTCTGTACTTAATCCTGTTCACTTCCTCTAGCTGTGGTGGGAAATCACGTTGGAAGCTGTCCGTTAGTTCTGCCATACGTAACTCAACCTCATCTAACAGGTGGTCAGCCTTATCTTTCTCGAAGTAGAACCCTGCTGCTGTCATCTCCTCACATAAGATCTGTATGTCATGCTCACATTTAATAGCATCCTGTAGATCAGGGTCAAAGATTGTAGACTTAAACTTATTGTATAGTCTAACTGTAACCTCAACATCCTGATGACAATAATCGATCATCTCTTGGGTAAGCACCTCAAACTGATCAAAGCCAATCTTGAACTCACCTAGTCTCTGACCCCATGCCTTCAGACTGTGACCACCTTTAATGCTGTAGTCTATCAGGCGTGACATGATAAGGGTATCAATGATGTCCGATGGATTAATCAGGTCAGGCTGTACCAAACGATTGATAACTTTAACATCGAACCCTATCCCATTGTGAAAGACAAACTTATCTGTTTCATTACATAACTTAATGAATGCTTCAGCCTCTTCAGGTATAGTACACACATTAAGAAACTCGTACTTCTCTTTGGTGTCAACATCCTGGGCACATATCACATGTATCTTGGTAGCATCCAATGCGTCTGTCTCTATGTCCATTGCAACTATCTTCATTCGTTAC